AACACAGTTAAACGCAAAAGGCGATGATAATAGTAATATTAAGAATGAGGCCTCACTTGCTGGTAGCCGTTCTATCATCAACAAGGCAGATATTGGTGTTATTATGTCGCGCCCGACAAAAGAAGAACTTGACTTCTTCCGTAACGAAGGTCTTGTAGCTGAACCAACTATTGTAACTGATGTATATAAGGTTAGAAGTGGTGAATGGAATCAGTTGAGAATTTGGAGTGATGCGAATCTCGGAAATTTGAGAAAAATTGATTTGTTTGCGACTAACTCTAGATTAGAACCAGTTACAGTTGGTACAGATTTTAAGTATCAGGATTGTTGGGAAAAAGAAAATATGAGCGAATTGATTGAACAGTTAAAGATTATAAATGAACTTGAATAAGGAGAAAGAAAATGGTAATAATAAGATTTCCAAAAGATATGGATGCCTTTTCGTTACGAGTAATGCGCGAAACATTTCAAGCAAAAAATCCTGAAGAGCGCTTTATTTTTCTTGCAGAAGGTATTGATGTAATTGAGCTACCATTAAAAGATTTATATAAATTAAGAGATACAATCGATAAAGAAATTTCTGAACGTGAAATGCTGGTACCGGGCGAAAGGAATGAATTGTGATAGATTATAAAGAAATAATCGAACAACTTAAAGATGAAGATGTCTTTCGACTTATGGAAAAACTCGGCGCCCAGCCTATTGATAAGCAGGATTACATTTTATGTAAGACAATCTGCCATAACGTAGACGCGGACGAGGCTTCATATAAGCTCTATTATTATAAAGATTCGCATATGTTCTATTGTTATACAGAATGCGGCGGAATGTCAATCTTTAAGTTATTAAGAAATTATTATGAAACCAGACAGATTGAATATAACTGGTATACTGATATATTCCAAGTTATATTGAATTGCTCAAATAGTCTGATTTTAGATAACTCTCACCCCCAAGCGTATAAGAGCCAACGCGATGAGTATGGCGCGCAAAAAGTGCGCCGTACTCTTCCGGCTTATCCGCCTGGGCTTTTGGATGTCTATACAAAGTATTATCCAGTTGAGTGGTTAAAAGATTCAATCACAAAAGAGGCTATGGATAAGTTTGATATTAGATTTTCCGTATCTCAAAATAAAATTATTATACCTCATTTTGATGTGGATAATAGGTTAGTTGGAATTAGAGGGCGCGCGCTCAATCCACAGGAAGTAGAACAAGTTGGTAAATATGCGCCAGTATGGATTGAGGGTAAATGTTATAGTCATCCGTTGATGTTTAATCTTTATGGGTTAAATGTTAATAAGGAAAATATAAGAAAAATGGGAATTGCATTTATCCCAGAGGCAGAAAAGTCAGTATTGCAAGCGGAGTCGTTTTCATTCCCAAATTGTACGGTGGCGTCTTGTGGAAGTAATTTGAATAAATATCAGATTGATTTATTGATTAGAACTTGTGCGCCACGAGAAATTGTAATTTGTTATGATAGAGAAGAACTTGACGGTTCAGATAAGTATTTTAACAAATTATATAATATGTGTAAGAAATATACAGCTTATTGTAAAATGAGTTTTATATATGATAGAGAAAAGATTACGCCGATGAAGGCAAGTCCTTTCGATTGTGGTGAAGAAATATTTATGAAACTTTATAAAAGGAGAGTAGAAGTAAGATAATGAAAGTAAAATTAATTAACAGTCCCATTAGCTCAGACTATGGAAAGAACCTTCTTCGTGAAAGAGGTATCGAAGATGTAGAAAAGTTCCTCAACCCCGACGAATCCTGTCTCCAAGATTGGAGAGATTTGGAGAATATCGAAAAGGGCGTAGACCTTATCGCTAACTTGGCGCCCGAGGCAAGAATTGGTATCATCGTAGACTGCGATGTAGATGGATTCACTAGTGCCACTATTATTGGTCAGTACCTTCTTGAGTTCTTGAATTTAGATATTAAATGGTATCTCCATGACGGTAAGGCGCACGGTCTTGAAGAGCATTGGGAAGAAATTGCAAATGAGAATTTTGACCTCTTGATTATTCCTGATGCTGGTAGTAACGACAAGGAATATGCAGAGCGTATTAACTGCCCGATTCTTGTACTTGACCACCATATTGTAGAAAAAGATTTTGCGTCTAATATGACGGTTATCAATAATCAGTCTTCACCTAAATATAAAAACAAGAACCTTTCTGGCGCTGGTGTTGTCTACCAGTTTTGTCGCGCTCTTGATGAAAGATTTGGAAGAGATAGTGCAAGTAAATATATTGACCTCGCGGCCCTCGGTATCTGCGCTGATATGATGAGTGGTCTTGAAATTGAAAACCAGTATTTTTGGAGAAAAGGTTTTTCAAATGTAAAAAACTTCTTCTTCCTTTCATTAGCTCGTAAGCAGGCTTATTCAATTACTGGTAAGGTAGAACCAACTGATAAAGAGTTAATGGATGCGTTGAATCCTATTTCTGTTGCGTTCTATGTAGTTCCTCTCATTAACGCTATGGTTCGTGTAGGTTCACAAGCAGAAAAAGAGAGAATGTTGATTGCATTCCTTGACGGAGAAAGAATGATTCCTTGCTTGAAGAGAGGCGCAAAGGGAACTCTTGAAAAGGCAGCTATTGAATCTGCAAGAGAATGTACTAATGCTCGCGCCCATCAGAATAAGTTTAAGGATGAAGCTGTCGCGCGCCTTGAACAGAAAATCTTTAAGCATGACTTGTTAGAGAACCAGATTTTGTTTGTAAGACTTGATGATGATGATAAGTTTCCAAGTGAGTTGAATGGACTTGTAGCTATGATTCTCAGCCAGCGTTATAAGCGCCCGACCATTGTTGCAAGACTTAATGACGAAGGAATGATTAGAGGTTCAATTCGTGGACTTTCAAATTCAGAATTGACCTCATTCAAGGATTATCTCGATTCAACAGGACTCTTTGAATACGTACAGGGACACGATAATGCGGCCGGTTGTAGTATTAGAAATGAAGATTTAAGTAAACTTCACGAAAAGGCTAATGAAGAATTAAAGAAATATAATCTTTGTGAAGATTATTATGAAGTAAACTTTGAGCGTCAGGCTTTTAATGATGATTTAGCTGATTTGATTGAAGATATTGCAAGTTATAAAGGTGTTTGGTCACAGAGAAATGATGAACCATTTATCTATGTTAAAGACCTTCACTTCTCCCGTAATGATGTTCAGATTATGGGAAAAAATAAAGATACAATAAAAATCGTTAAGAATGGAATTGCATATATGAAATTCTTTGCGAAAGATATGATTGAAGAACTTGAACAATATGATGAAATAAAAATGGAAGTAGTAGGTAAAGCTAATCTTAATGTTTGGATGGGAACTGTTACTCCTCAGATTTTTATCGAACAATATCAAATAAAGGAGGATAAAGTAAGTGATTTCTAAGATAAATTGCCCTTATTGTAATAAAACAATAGAACTCAAGAAAGTTCCTTATCTTGATAAAGAATTATATCGTATGGAATGTAAGCCGTGTCATATATTCGTTACTGCTGAAAGCTATTATGATATAAGGTGGTTATTGGATTGCTTGTATCGCGGCCAGCTTGAGTTTGAAGTACGATATGTAGACCAAGAAATTATCCAAGCTAATATCGGTGGTGGTCATCGTACCATCCCAGTAAGAGGAGAATAAAAATGAGAGTATTAGTTGCCTGCGAAGAATCTCAACGAGTATGTAGTGCGTTCAGAGCGCGCGGCCATGAAGCCTATTCATGCGATATTATTGACCCAAGTGGCGGTCACCCAGAGTGGCACATCAAGGAAGATGTACTTCTTATACTTAATCCCACTAACAATGGAGACCACTCTATTGAGTATAACCCAGGGATAAGCTTCGTCACAATGGACGGCAAGTTCCATGAAGTACCTAAGTGGGATATGATTATTGCCTTTCCACCTTGCACACATTTAGCTGTATCTGGCGCACCCTCCTTTGCGAAGAAGAGAGAGGATGGACGCCAGAGAGAAGGCTTAGAGTTTTTCTGTAAGTTCTTTGATGCTGATTGTGATAAGGTGGTAATTGAGAATCCTGTTAATATCCTTAGTGGAGATTATTGTCCGAAGTGGTTTCCTGATATTGCAGAAAAATATGGACTCCCGCGCAAACCAACCCAGTATGTTCAGCCTTATGAATATGGAGAACCCACAAGAAAGAAGACTGGATTATGGATTAAGGGACTTCCAAATTTAAAGCCAACTAACATTGTTGAGCCAGAACTTATAACCTATAAGACAAAGGACGGCGCGACCAGAACTGATACTCTTTGGCATCAGCATACTGGTAAGGGCGATAGTCGAGAAAGAAGTAAGACTTTTATTGGAATAGCAGAGGCTATGGCTGAACAATGGGGTTGATATTTTAATTTGACAAATTCCTAAAATTATGCTATAATATATATATAGAAAAATGAAAGGAAGTATTAAAATGGATGATGAAGTTATTGTTAAAGCATTAAACCTTTTAATTGAAGAGGCTGTATGTGATGGCGGCGACTCTGGAGGAGCCTACCATCAAAATGAGCATGATTTAATTGAATCCATAAATATAGTATTAGACACTTTAGGACTTCAAGATAAATATGAAGTAGCCAAGCACACAGATAATGCGTATTGGAGTAATTACTATATAAGGAGAAAAAAGGAAAATTAAAATGACAGAAAGAAAGTACCCGGGCAGCGTCCATAACCACTCCGAATATAGTAACTTGCGTCTCCGCGATTGTATCATTAAGACCGCGGACGCCTTAAACTATGCCGAGGAACTCGGACATAGCGTTTATGCATTGACAGACCACGAATCTATTAGCGGTTGGATGAAGCTTGAGAATGAAATAGCAAAGCATCCTGACCTCAAGGTTATTAGAGGTAATGAGATTTATCTCGTAAGAAATGGTCTTAATGCAGATAATTATAATAAAGATAAAGATAGATATTATCACTTCATTCTTCTCGCAAAGGACTTAATTGGCGCCAAGCAGTTGTTTGAAATCTCAACGCGCGCTTGGAAGAGAAGTTATGTAACAAGAGGTATGCGTAGGGTTCCGACTTATTATCAGGATTTGTTCGACATTATTGGCGCAAACCCTGGTCATGTAATTGGAAGTACAGCGTGTCTTGGTGGCGCGCTCCCTACACAGATTTTGCGTGGAACATCTGATGAAACGCTCGGCATTTGGATTGAACAGATGTGCGATATTTTTGGAAAAGAAAACTTCGTATTGGAAATGCAGCCGAGCAAGAATAAAGACCAAATTGCAGTTAATAGAAAACTTTTAGAGTTCGCAAACGAATATGGTTTGCGCTATATCATTACAACGGATAGCCACTATATCAAGAAAGAAGATAGAGCTATCCATAAAGCATATCTCAATGCCCAGAATGGTGATAGAGAGGTCGATGACTTCTATGCAACCACATATATGATGGGTACAGAAGAGATTGAAGAATATATGAAGTATAGCTTCAAAGAAAACTTTGAAGAAATTATGGAAAAGGCTTATGAGAGTATTGAGTTCATCACAAATAGTTGTGAGAACTTTAGTTTGAAGAAGCCATTGAAGATTCCTGAACTTATGTGGCGCGAGGTTGGTAAACACGTTGATGAGTATCCGATGTGGGTTGAGAAGATGCCGACACTTGAAAAGTTCATTAAGTCTGAATATAAGAGCGACAAGTATCTTGTAGACGCAGTTATTGAAGGAATTAAGACACATAAGGATTTACAGAATGACGAATCCATGGCGGAACTCGAAGATAATCTTCAGCGTACATGGGAATCGTCAGAAGTCAACAAAGCAAGATGGTCTGCATACTTCCTCAATCTTCAGAAAAATATTGATGAATGTTGGAACGCTGGCACAATAGTTGGTCCTTCAAGAGGCTCTGGTGGTGGTTTCCTTTTGTTGTATTGTTTGGATATTATCCAGATGAATAACTTGAGAGAAACAACAAAGTGTTTCCCATGGAGATTCTTGAACCCTAAGCGTGAATCTGTCCTCGATATTGATACCGACATTGAGGGCGGCCGCCGTGAACAGGTTCTTCAGCACTTCCGTAAGGTTTATGGTGAAGATAGAGTTGCAAATGTTGCAACATTCCGTACAGAAAAGTCTAAGTCAGCAGTCTTAACCGCCGCAAGAGGTCTTGGAATTGATGTAGATATTGCAACATATATCGCAAGCTTAATCCCCGCAGATAGAGGCCAGCTCCGTTCACTCGATGAGTGTATGGATGGTGATGAAGAAAAGGGATTCACACCTATCAAGCAGTTTAGAATAGAAATGTTAGACAACTATCCTGAACTTTGGGAAGTCGCTCATAAGATTGAAGGTCTTATTTGTGGTAGTGGTCTTCACGCAGGTGGAGTTATCTTCGTAGATGAACCATTCACAGAGTCAACAGCACTTATGAGGGCGCCCGATGGTACACTTTGTACTCAGTTTGAACTTCACGATAGTGAGGCCGCAAGTTTGATTAAGATTGACTTGTTGTCAGTTGAGGCGATGGATAAGATTCACAACTGTATTGATTTGCTTTGTGAATATGGATATGCAGAAAGAAAGCCTACTCTGCGCGAGACATATAACTCGATTGTAGGTTTGTATAATATAGAAAGAACTGACCCGAAGATGTGGGATATGGTTCAGAACCATGAGATTAATAGCTTGTTCCAGATGGAAAAGCAGTCTGGTGTGAACGGTATCGCTCTCGCGCATCCGAAGTCAGTAGATGAATTAGCCGTTCTTAACTCTGTTATTAGACTTATGGCGCCCGAGAAAGGTGCAGAACAGCCTCTCGATATGTGGGCGCGTTATAGAGAAAACATTGAAGAATGGTATGCGGAAATGAAGGCTTATGGTCTTACTTCCGAACAGATAGATTGGTTGAAGAGTAATAGCGCAATCGTCGATGGCGTCTGTGAGTCCCAAGAGGGATTGATGTCATTGTTGCAGGAGGAAGAACTCGGCGCGAATGACTTGTCTTTTGCGGATAAGTGTCGTAAGGCAATCGCAAAAAAGCAAGGTAAGTTGTTTGAGGAATGTGAACAGACATACTTCAAGAACGCTGAAGAAAAAGGTTGCGATATGAAACTCGTTCATTATGTATGGGATGTATTGTTACGAGTTCAGAGAGGATATTCATTCTGTAGAGCGCACACGCTTGCATATAGTTTGATTGCACTTCAGGAAATGAACTTAGCTTATAAGTATCCGAAAATCTTTTGGGATTGCGCTTGCTTAATAAATGACGCGGGCGGCAATGAAACTCAAGAAGAACCTGATGAAGAGGCTATCGAAGAGACGAAAGCAGAAGAACCTTATTATGAAGAAATGGAAGAGTTCGATGAAGATGAAGATGAAGTAGAATCTTCATACGAAGAAGATGACGGCGCGAATGGTTATCCCGCGACAATCATTGTAACAAAAGAGGGAAAGAAAAAGAAAAAGGTAAAGGCAACAAACTACGGTAAGATTGCGAGCGCCATTGGTCGTATGCAGTCAGCAGGAGTAGTTATCGCGCCACCCGACATCAATAAGAGTTCATATACATTCTCTCCAGATGTAGAGAAGAATGAAATTAGATTTGGTATGTCAGGTATAACTCGTATTGGTGAAGACCTCATCAAGTCAATTATCGCAAATCGTCCTTATACTTCAATCGAGGACTTCACAAATCGTGTAAAGGTAAATAAGCCACAGGTCATCAATTTGATTAAGTCGGGCGCCTTCGACACATTTGGAGATAGAGTTGAACTGATGAGAGTATATGCAGAGTCTGTAAGTGATTGTAAGAAGAGAATCACACTTCAGAATATGAAAATGTTGATTGACTTCGGTCTTATCCCAGACGAATATGACATGGAGCGCCGTGTCTTCAACTTCAATAAGTATTTGAAGAAAATGAAAGACGGACAATATTATGGAATGGATAATATTGCATTTGGATTTTTCTCAAAGAATTTTGATATAGATTTATTGGCACCGTCTGAAACTTCTGAATCAGGATTTAGAATCTTGCAGACAAAGTGGGATAACATCTATCAGAAACATATGGATAAAGTTCGTCCTTATGTCAAAGAGCATAATGCAGAACTCTTGAAAGCAGTAAACGAAAGATTGATAAGTGATGTATGGAATAAGTATTGTCTTGGTTCTGTAAGTAAGTGGGAAATGGAAGCATTAAGTTGTTACATCCACGAACATGAACTCGCGCACATCGATTATAATGACCATGGTTGGGACAGGTTCTGCGATTTGAGTGAGAACCCAGTTGTAGAAAGATATGTTCCGATAAAAGGCAAGCAAGTTCCTATCTTGAAATTGAGTAGAATTGTTGGAACAGTTCTTGATAGGGATAAGTCAAAGAAGACAGTTACACTTCTTACAACAGACGGAGTTGTACTTGTAAAGATTTATGGAGTCTTCCAGAATTATGACAAACAGATAAGTGAACGTGGCGCCGACGGTAAGAAACACGTAATCCGTAAGAGTGAGTTCGCTCGTGGAAATAAGATTATTGTCACAGGTGTCCGTGACGGACAGGACTTCCGCGCGAAGAAATATAAGAACACAAAGTTCCATTTAGTCGAAACGATTGCGGAAGTAAATGGAAATGAAGTAATAATAAATAATAGAAATGATGAGGATATAGCATGAGCATAGGAGTTTTTGATTACGATTTTTTCAATTATGAAAATGTAATCCCTAATCTTGAGTGCGCCAAGCTTATTACCTACTATCGTCAACATAACTTTTTAACGGTTCTGACGCCAACTTTGGCGCCAGAGCCTTACTCTAAATATATAATTAGAAAAGACTACGATGACGGTTGTTATTCTAAAAAGTTATTCTTACCAAACTGTGAATATGGCGGCCGAGCCTTCAATCCTGAGCAATATATTCCTTTGCCGCCTGAGATAGAACGAACTGTCCCGAATATGCATATCTATGACCAACATATAGCGAACTTTGGAAAGAAGACTGTGGAACAAGACCAAATAAAGCGCATACTGAATTGCGCGCACATACGTCTCGCGCCGGATTCACAGAACCTATTATCCTTTGAAGAATTACAACCGAATTTTGCCAATAAAGTTACAGGTATCTTTTTACATGACTACGACTTGGCAAGTCTTAAACCTTATGATTTAATTCTTCAGTTACAAAATCAAAGAGAGTTCCGCACCAAGCCCGGAATCAATCCCTATCCAGTAGGAAATAAATTTCCTATTAAGATTTATTCTTCAGAAGAATTAGAGAAATGGCTCAGGATTGTTACAATTCCTAACGCGTTCTTTTTAGAGTATTATGGCTATATGGAAGATAAAACTTTGTATCGCCTTTGTACCGACAATAAGAGAATGGCGCGCCAGATATATTATAATATCTCCTATGGATGTTCCACGGAGAACCAGTTTTTAATGGAAAGATTACCAAAAATTTTCACCCAGATTTTATTTTTGCGGATGGATAGTATAAAAATTCTACTTAATTATGATGATGAATTTCTGAAGACTAAAGAACTTCGTGACTTTATAGAACTTTTGAATTGTTGGTTGAGTTTTCGTTGGTTTGAATCATACGCGCCGCATTCTCAAACGCTTTATAAGTTTTGTAGAGATAATAGTTATTTCCATTATACAAAATGGTCATATCTAAAAAAAGTTGAATTATCTTTTGAGGAGATTCGTGATATATTCCAGTATATTCGAGAACGGAATTATGAGTTATTTAAGATGTTCTATGAATGGGATGAAGTAAAATACAAAGGAGGTAAGATAGTCAATGAGTGGACCTGAAATTCAGAGAAAGATTAAGGATAACTTAGGCGTTATCGAGCAGGAAGCGCAGAAGGGTATCTTCACACTTAGCGCCAAAGCTAATGCAGCGGTAGAAGAAAATAAATATCTCCGTGGCATTTGCCCACATTGTTATGACGAAACAGGACATTGTATATTCTGTGATAAAGAGGTAGATTAATGGGAAATATTTTATATACTACGGGTTGCCCACGCTGTAAGGTTTTGGAGGCAAAGCTCAAGCAGAAGGGCGTCGACTATATCGAATGTAACGATGTAGAAGAAATGGAAAAGAAAGAAATTAGTTCGGTACCTTGTTTGGATGTAAATGGAGAAATCTTAGATTTCGGAAGTGCAGTTAAATGGGTAAATGGCTTGGAGGTATAAATGAATATAAATGTAAAGTTTTGCAAAAACTTCACCACACAATTCAATAAAATGGTTGAAAAGTATGGAGAAGATTTCCTTGAGCTTCAAGGTTTTGATGATGATACTCTGAGTTACGTTAATTTTATCGACAATTTTGTTGATACACAGAATGTTGCAAATGCTTCAGTTGATAGTAACTCAAATGTAAAGGTTAAAGATATTGTGCCAATGGTAAGCGAGATGAGTAAGCCTCATCAAAAACTTATTGCCTTTAACAAAATTTATTATGAAGCACAGAAGAAATATGGCTTTAAGTTTGCCAATGAAATGATGGAGTCTTTATGGAATTATGATATTTATTTGCATGATTTCAATTCAACAACATTCTGGGACTATTGTTTTGCGGCAGACCTTAAGCCCATAGCAGAGAAGGGATTGTTCTTTAATGACGGGACAAAAGCTTATCCACCACAACATCTCGATACCTTTGTGTCTTTCATTATGAAGTGGGTTGAATATCTTAGTAGACGACAGTCTGGCGCGGTCGGTATGCCCAATTTAATTCCTTATATGTTCTATTTTTGGAACAAGGATAAAACCGCTGGTCGATATAAGGATCCTATCTTTGAAAGAAACCAGCAAATCCAGGCCTTAATCTTTCAGTTAAATCAGAATTGGGTGCGCGGTGACCAGTCTGCCTTCACTAATGTTACTGTGTTTGACCATCCTTATTTCGAAGCAATCTTTGGTGGCGCGCAGTTTCCAGATGGAAGTTATATGATTGATTATGAAGAAGAAATTATAGACTTCCAAAAAGCTTTTATTGATGTTTTTAATAAAACAAGAGAAGAAAATGTTTTTACTTTCCCAGTTTTAACAGCCTCTCTTCTCTATCAAAATGGTAAGTTTGTTGATGAAGAATTTGCTAAATGGGCGTGCGAGGCATCTCGTAAGTGGAACATCTTTAATTTCTTCACCGATAGTACAGTAAACAGCCTCTCTAATTGTTGTAGATTAAAATCTGATATTACAGATTCTTACTTCAACTCTATTGGCGGCACCGCCCTTGAAGTTGGTAGTGTAAAAGTTGCAACTTTAAACCTTGCAAGATTAGCCTATATTGCGAAGAATGAACAGGAATATCTTGTATTGCTTAAGGATTTGGTAGAAAAAGACCTTAAAATCCTTGATATAGTAAGAGGTATTATTAAAAGAAATATTGAAAAGGGACTTTTGCCTACTTACACTCATGGCCTCAAATCTCTTGAGTCGCAATATAATACTGTTGGTATAAATGGTATTTATGAGACAATGAAGGCTTTTGGATATGTAAAGTTTGATGAATTTGGAAAGGCTTTTTATACTCAAGAAGCTTATGATTTTGGAAAAAAGATTTTCAAAACCATTACAAATGTTGGTGATATGTTCTGTTTAGATAAAGACTACAAATGGAATAAGGAGCAAGTTCCTGCTGAGCAGGCCGCGTATAAAATGCAGAAAGCGGATGAATTCTTATATCCTGAAAAGGTGGTTAAAGACTTACCCCTTTATGGTAACCAATGGATTCCCCTTGGAATTGACGCTACATTACAAGAGCGTACAAAAATTTGTTCGGCATTTGACGGTTTCTGTAATGGCGGAAGTATTATGCACGTCAATGTCGATAGTCCTTTTGATAGTTTTGAAAAGGCTTGGAACTTGTTAAATTGGGTGGCTAGTCAAAAGGTTACTTACTTCGCATTTAACGGAAAAATTTCTCAATGTGAAAATAATCATAATTTCTATGGAGAAATATGCCCAAAATGCGGCAAGCCTAAAGCCGTAGAATTTACAAGAGTTGTAGGGTTTTATGTTCCAACTAGTTCTTGGTCAAAAGCAAGAAAAGAAGAGTTTGATAAGAGAGAATGGATGGCATTGAATGATGAAGGAAATCAAGCCTAAAGTCAAAGATATTTATATTATAGAAAACGATATAAACAATAAAGTTTATATTGGGCAAGCTATTGATGCAAAAATTCGTTTTCAGTCTCATTGTAAACCTTCTGCGGCAACTTTAAATAATGAACTGATAGGAAAGGCAATTCAAAAATATGGCAAAGAACATTTTTCCTTTAGGGTGCTTGAAAGTCAGGTAGAAAACTATAACGAAAGAGAACGTTATTGGATTAAGTTTTATGATAGTTTGGCACCAAATGGATATAATCTGTTGGAAGGCGGGGAGGCTCCTCCGGTTATGAGAGGGGCCGACCACCCAGAAGCCCTTTTAAGTGAGGAGCAGATTGGGCAACTAACAATAGACTTGAAAGAAGGGAAAATGTCAACCAATGAACTGCTGAAAAAATATGGTTTTACGTCTCGAACAAGTTTGAATGATTTTAATAGAGGTAAGACTTATCACCGAGATATTGAGTATCCTATAGGAAAAAGGTACATAGGAAAATTAACTGATGAAGATGTTGACGAAATAATCTGCCAGTTACGTAATACCACAAGAACCTATAAAGATATAGGAGCCGATTATGATGTGGAAGGGCGTGCAATATCTAGAATCGATAAAGGAGTCTTCCACAAACGAGAAGGAATAGAATATCCGATAAGGAGAAAATAAATGGATAAAAAGGATATAAAGACAACCGAAACGCCGCCTACCATTACGGTAAGCGACCTTCGTAGACTTCTGAAGAAGTTAGAACTTTTTGAGGATAATGCTGAATTAAGTTTTGAATTTATGATGACCGCGCTGTATCCTGATGTATATAAGCGTATAGAGAAATATAGTAATGACTGTTATACAAGTGGATATTTAGCTGGATTAAAGGACGGACAAAATGAGAATAAAGGGACTTGTTGATGAAGATTTCGTAAATTATAAAAAGGCAGTAATGTATATTGCTTTTCCTGATTGCGACTTTAAGTGCGATAGAGAAAATGGCTGTCAACTTTGTCATAACTGTGACCTCGCGCACCACCCTGATATTGAGGTACCTTTTGAAGAAATTATAGAAAGATATCTTAATAATCCGATTACGGAAGGCGTCGTTATCGCTGGACTTGAGCCTTTTGATACTCCACTTCAGTTATTAGGTTTCGTAAAAGCCTTTAGGGTTCATAGCTCTGAACCGATTGTTATTTATACAGGATATACAGAATACGAAATAGAAACTGGAAATTTTTTCGAAAAGGATTATGACCTTAATAAAGATATATGGGAAACCATTAAAGACTATGGAGTAATCGTAAAGTTTGGGCGCTTTAGACCAAATCAGAAACCGCATATTGATGAAGTACTTGGAGTAAAACTTGCAAGCGACAATCAATATGCAAAAGAATATATCCAACAAAAATTTGATTTTTAAAAATATTTTTGTTATAATATATATATATGAAGGGAAAATATATCCTAAGGAGGAAATAAAATGCTTTTAGAAACTACAAGTAAGTATAGAGCAGATAGCGAAACTCAGGCTAAAGAGATGATTGAACAGATTCGTCAGGAGGCCTCAGAAAAAGGCTATATCGTAAAAAAGGCCGGTTTTGAATATAAGACAAAGAAGTCAAAGGGCGAAATCATCGCAGAAGTTTGGGTTGTAACTGTTACTCAGGTTTTTGCTGATGTTTGGGAGGACTTAGTATAATGGAGAATACTCCTGAAAAGGCAAGTGTTACGCCAATTCAGATTCACGAGGCGTCAGAGAACTTAAATATGATTCTCAACTTGGCTGGCGAAGAAAATGAAAGTATGCTTACTGGAATTTCTTCACTTCTTAGTTTAGAGGAAGACCAGTTCGAGCTTATCGCGCCGGCTATTGCGCAGTCATTTAATCAGTCAGTAAACAACCCAACTGATAAGATTGCACTCGTTCAGGCTGTAAATGCTTCTGGAATGAAGGCGGAAGATTTAACAAATAGTTTTGAAGGAATTTGTGAGGAAATTGAAAAGTTAGACCTTTCTGTTAAAAAGCGTGATTTCCTTAAAAGTATAATTGGTACTATCGTTAATGCAGTAAACGATACAGAAGGAATCTCAAAGAGAAATGTCCTTGTACCTATTGAGTTCTGTTCACCTGATGCTAAGATGCCTCAGTACGCTCACATTACTGATAGTGGCGCCGATGTATTTGCGTTAGATGATATTACTATAAAGCCAGGAGAGACAGTTCTTGTACCAACAGGTCTCAAGGTTGCGCTCCCCGCAGGATATGAAATTCAGGTTCGTCCAAAGAGCGGCCGCTGTGTAAAAACAAAGCTTAGAGTCGCTAATACTCCAGGCACTATCGACCAAGGATACCGTGACGAAATCAAAGTTATTGTCGAAAATGTAGAAAGTCCTATTAAGGATATCACGGTCGATGAAGAAGGTAGAGTTACTTCTATTCTTTATGGTTCAAGTTATACTATCGGAAAGGGTGAGAAGTTCTGTCAGTTAGTTCTTGCAGAAGTTCCTAAGATGTCATTCTACCCTACAGAAAGTGTACTTGAAATTGATACGGAGGACAGAGGTGGAGGATTCGGTTCCACTGGCTTAAAATGATTGAGTCTCTTGAATATCATATCGTAGACCATTGTAACTTAAACTGCGCGGGGTGTTCACACTTCTCACCCCTCGCAGAACATTGGTTTGTAGACCCTGATAAGTTTGAGGAAGAATGGAAGGAAGTTGCTAAAAGCGGTCTTCAAATAAAAAGAATTCGTATTCTTGGCGGCGAGCCTTTACTTCATCCTGAACTTGGGTTTATGTTAAAGTGTGTAAGATGTTTATTCCCAGATAGCGATATAAATGTAGTAACAAATGGAATTCTCTTAAAAAAGAGAAAGAATGAGTTACTACCTGTATTTATTAAAAATGATATTTCAATTACCATTAGTTGCTATCCCGGATTAAACTTGGACTATGGGGACATCTTATATGGTTTTCCAAAAGTTGAAATGTATAATAAAGCCGGCTTTTGGAATATCTCACTTCACGATAAAGCAGACTTCCCAAAGGAAAGCTTCTATTCTTGTTTCTCTAGTTCAATGGCACAATGCTACTTCTTAAGGGACGGACGCATTTATCCATGTTGCGTAATTCCAAACTTACCTCACTTCTTCAAGTATTTTGAAGAGACGGGCGCCATGGACTTAGCGAAGATTCCGATAGAAGATGCTGGCATTACTGTTAAAGACCATACCCCTGAAGAAATTGAAAAGTTTCTTCGCACCCCAAATGATTTCTGCGCCCATTGTAATGTAGTTCGCGCGATTGTGGCTCATCCATGGGAACAAACAAAATATAATATAAAAGAGTGGATGGAATAAACTATGAAGATTTCCTTAGTAATCCCGGTTCATAACCTCGAAAAATTTATTGAACCTCTCTTATGTTCATTAAAATATCAGGTATATGACCATGACAAAATTGAACCAATTTTTATCTGCGATTGTTGCGAAGATAGAACTCACGAAATTATCGAAAACTATTTGAGAGATAGTTTCTCTAATATGATTATTATTGACCGTGAGTTCCATTCAAGTGGACTTGGCCGCAATGAGGGACTTCGTCTTGCAACTGGTGATATAATTTGGCTCCTTGATGGTGATGATTGGCTTATTGATAATTACGCAATCTCAAAGGTTATGCTTTTCTTTGAGCGTTATCCAGAAGATAATGTAGTTCACATTTGCTGGTCACACAATAACTTCCATATTCCTACATATAAGCATACTGTATGGCAGTGGGCATTTAGGGCCGAATGGGCAAAGAGCGTTGAGTTCTCTTCACAGAAATATGATGATGATGTTAAGTGGGTATCTGACCTCATGCATAAGTATGATAACTTCAGAGGTTGTAAGGATATTCTCTCACCACTTTACTTCTACAACTATAATCGAGAGGGTTCAGTAATGAGCGAACGCCTCAAGGAATTAGGATATGGCCAAAATTAAGATAGAAGCGATTGCTGAAGAACTTGCGCCCGATGGCTGGAAGGTTCTCTCAACCGATTATCAAAATCTTGATACAGAAATGGAATTTCTTTGCGCCGAGGGACATAAAGTATATGCCCCTTGGAAGAAAATTCGCTCAAAGCGAGAGTGTCCTGTTTGTAAACAAAATCAGTTCAAACAGAATATGAGTATCATAAAACCAAAGATGAAAGGTGAAAATAGAGTTCTTGCTCTTGACCAAGCCACTCATATTACTGGTTATAGTATTTTTGATGGACCAAACCTTGTAGGCTATGGTACCTTTGAGGCGAAAGAAACAGAAGAAGATAAGCGTATTCATGAGATTAGATTATGGCTTATTTCTATGATTGAAAATTGGAAATGCGATGTAATAGGAATCGAAGGTATCCAATATCAACAGACCATGGGAGTAACAACTTTTGAAACTCTTGCGCGCCTTCAAGGAGTTTTAATAGACTTATGTGTTGAATTAGGAATTCAATATGTACTATGTCCTACGAATACATGGCGCGCCCACTGTGGAGTAAAGGGAAGAACAAGAACTGATAAGAAAAGGTCAATGCAGCTTTTGGTAAAAGAATGGTATGATGTAACCGTTAGCGATGATATAGCTGACGCGGTTGGTATTGGAAAATATGTAACCGACACAAATCAGCAAAAAACTAAAATTATAAATTGGGAGTAAAAAGGATGCAGATAAAAATGTGGCAGGTATTCAAGATATTGAATATCTATTCGAGAATAAAGGAGATAAAGGCGCCCGCTAAAGTCGCTTATAAGTTTAATAAGTTATGCGCCAGTTTAGAGGGCGAAAATAAGTTTTATGCCGAAGAACTTAACAAAATCATTCAGCAATATGGGGAAAAAGAAGAAGACGGCTCGTTCAAAAAGACAGCCGATGGAAGTGGAATCAAAATCAGACCAGAGGTTTTTGAAACTGCTCAGAAGGAGATTAACAATCTTGAATTCTTGGATGTAGATGCACCAGATATTTCTTTTACGCTTGAAGAATTAGAAGGATTGCAGTTATCCATTGAAGATTTCCAATATATGCTCCCCTTTATAGAAGAATAAAAATAACGCCTGAGTTTTATCTCAGGCGTTTTCTTTTAGGTTAATGTTCCGTTCATTAAATCAAGTGTATGCTGTACTGTACCATTAAGGTAAAATTTAATCTGACCTGTTGAAACATCTATTTCAAACTTGGTAGGTTGGAAATCTTGAGTATAACCTTGAATTAAAATAGTTTTTCGTTTTGTAGATTGGTGAATGTCTACTATTGTTCCACTTGCTGGGGCATCAGTATTCATACCAATCTTATTTTTTCTATAAGCAACGGTAGGAGAAACCGCATACACGATTATCACGTTTGAGTAGTAAGTCTTTGTGTGAGTGTAAAGTCCTGAAACTACCGAAACCATTTCTACACAGATTGGCTTAGCTTCCCATCCTGTTACAGTAGATTGAATTTCTCCTTCAATTCCTGAACCTACTGTATTTAAGATTGCGGTACTTGCCAATCTCGATGTACCGTCAGATATATAGTTTGTAACTGAGTTATTTACATTAGTGGAATCAAATCCTAAATCTGTCATTGAGTAAGTATAATAAAGTTTGTAATCTTCATCGGTCTCGCAGTTGTCAAGCACAAGGTTAGGCGCGCATTGTCTTATAACTGGAGTAAGTACATAACTTGAATTTGTTGTGTATCCACTATTTACAAACTGAAGGCGCCATTGTCTATCAACAGTATCGGCAATTTCATTTGTAATATGGTAGATATAAGACTTTGTATTTGAAGCAGGAGTTCTACCAGTCGCGCGGCTCAATTCTGTACTCAAATAAGTTACAGGAGTTATCTTTGTTGGAGAACCCTCTTCAGCACAAGCTATACTTCTTTCACCAGTAGTGTTTGTAAGTAAGATAGAAACCGTTACATCATCGGTAGTAAATAACCCAAAAGAACAGTTAATACGAAGATATACGCCCTCTTGAATTGCATCGTTTCCTAATGCGCCCCAGTTAGTTGCACCGTCTAAAGACCAGTCAATACTTGTAATTGTAGGTGACTGTACTGGTTCTGCGAAGTTAAATGTTCTTTGAACCCATTCAGTAGCATTAACTTTTCCGAAAAGATTTGTAATCTCTAATCTACAATAGTAATTATGCGCGCCGCCATATGTTGAAATTCCAAGAGTATGGTCCCAATCATAAGCATCTTCTCTTCCCATTGTAGTTGTTAAGGTATCTGCATCCTTTACCCAAGTAAGGTCTTTTGTAATTCTATTTGCACCACTACCAGAACCGCTAGTTGAATAAACTAACTTAATAACATTTGCTACTGTTGTGCTACAATTATAAGCCGCTAATGTTGTACTATCAAGAGTTTCATATAAACCAAAAGGCCATACAGTAGTAATCTCAAAATCACCAGTATCCGAGAAAGGTTTGATGGTGCCGGCGCCATGTGATAAGGCGCTCATCGTAGGAAGTTTAGTTTCCTTAACTGTGGCATTTGTATTTTTAGCAATAGTATTACCAGAATCCTTTAAAGCAGCGGTAATAGCGATTGTAGCCTCGCTTGCAATTCCATCAGGAAGAGTAACATCTACATAACGATAAACTCCGTCTACACTTGATACGGCAGTAGCTGTTAATGTCAAACCATTTACTACGGCAGACGCTGTAGCTACAGGAACGGAAGTATCGTTATATACTTTCATACGGACATTGCGCCAGACATCTCCAGTATTGGTACCAATAATATCAGAATTTGCAAATTGGTTATATGACGCAAGTAATGGTGAAGCATGTGCAATAGCATAATATTGGCCACTTGATGCAGAAGGAAAGTAAACAGAGTCACTATCTTCAATGCCATCATTTATCTTAGCTCGTATTCGCCAATGGACATTAGTAGCACCAAGAGTAATATACTGGTGAATATTACAACTATTCAAAATTACTCCACTGGTACTGGAAATCGATGTTTGTAACATAGTTACGCGCGTTACTGAACTTGAATCCCAAGTGGTAGTTGCATCAGACGAATAATATTCCAATTCAATCGTTACAGTACCCACTTCGCTTACAGTAATCTTCGGTGCGATATTACAAGCATATCCTTGCTGATAGCCTGTCGCGCCATCTCCTCCTAAAGCGGTATAACTTCCTAATGTTTGATAAGTCAAGCTACTAATAACTGGCTTTACGTTAAGTGTTATAGTTATAGAAACAGGTGAACTATAAGCAAGACCGTCATAAGTATAGAAATAATAAGTCTTTGGTGAATTAGGAGAAAATCCTAAACTCAACGGAGAAGTAAATGAATATTTAGTTCCAGATGTAGAAGAGGCATAATATAAAGTTAATGTCTGTCCATCTGGGTCACTACCAGGAGTTGCGGTAAATGTAACGTTACCACCAGCAGAAGGTAAAAGAGTTTTATTCGCTGAGACGGTTGGCGCACCAGGAACTGTATTACCCTTTAAACCATTGCTTGCTGAACTCAATGGAGAGTCATAACCAGTAACGCTTTGAGACGGCTTTGTAACTATCTTATAATAGTAATAAGAACCTGCTGAAGGTGCAGCAACACTATAAGAGGTACTTGTAGTATTTCCCAAATAACTATAAGTTCCACTAGCCGAAGTAGCACGATAAATATCATAAGAACCAATAGTAAGGTTTGTACCAGCAGTAGCTCCACTCCAGCTTAAGGTTGAGTTGGAACCCGGAGTCTGAATAGCAGGACTTACAGATACAGAGGTCGGCGCAGTACAAGGAGTATAGTCCTGCTCCAACATATACATGGTGAAGGTATCACCAGGGAAGTCGGTACCAATCCAGTACAAACCGAAGCCGCCGCCCGTACCGCTAGTAGTTCCAGGGAAGAATGTAATGTAATAAGTAGTACGTGGACTTAATGAAACATCAAGGTCGTTTCGAGTATTTTGGTCAAGTTCATGGCTTCCCGAAACCTCGCCGCACGCGTCTACATAAGTTCCTTCCGAAGTTGAAAGAATATATCTGATAGGAATAGCATTGCCTTGGTCAAGAGTAGTACTTGGTCCATCCCAGTGGAGATGAGTAACAGGCCAGTCTCCAGTTTCGAACTCAAAGACCTCCGCACGGACATCGCCGTTGTCCCAACCGACCATGTGGGAACCGCCGGTTCCATAACCGGCGTTCCACACACCACCTTTATAGTTCGTACCCCAACCGGTACCTACACTTATTTCTCTGCTCATCTATTTCCTCCTTTTAACCCAATACGAACAAATCGTATCCATTATTTACCTTTTTATACTGTAAATGATTTGCAAGTAAAAATGTATTATCAATTTGAACATCAGTTGTACTCATTGTAATTTTACCTTGTTTGATATTCATAATTGAATCATTTGTTAAGAAACTAAAATCAATTCCGTTTGTTTCATCGAAAGTAATTCTATTATCTAAAACTTCATCGCCTTCTCCGTCAAGATGCGCACCCGCTATATAGTTTGTATTTAAGCGTATATATTGAGTTTCATTTTGGGCGGCTTTTGTGAAATAGTTATTACCTTCAAAATCAATGCCAGAACCAACTTTAATAAAGTAATTACTACCTTTCTTTAATCCATTATTACCGATAGAGAATACTTCAGTAGGTGTTGTAAGTCCGCCATAAGCACCCTCGAAGAATACGATTCCGTCAGTAGTATCATAGAAGGCAAGACCGTAGTCTTTTACAGGACTCTCTGACTTACCAGTACCATGGATACGTGCCGCATAGATGTCTGCGCCATGGATTGAGGAATCAGTAAGAATTGCATCGGTAAATATACCTCTTCTCGCATAGATAGAACCATTTTCTGTAACTTGGAAAGGTGCTAATCTAACTCTTTCTGTTGTTGTATCTGTCGCGCCGGCCCAGAATACGATTCTTGAAGTGTCTCCAGAAATCTGTGTGGCTGTCGCGCCATTTAATGTATCAATACCAGCAAATTTACCAGAGCTTAAATCGGTTGTAATTGTACCAGTTAAGAATACGTTTTCAGAATACAAACCGAAACCACGTGTCTTGGGCGCTTGGTCTGCAAAGCGAATACCAGAAGTGTCCAAATCTCCAAAAAATACTTTCGGGTTATTATTCTCATCAATATATTTTGTAGTAGGGTCTTCGGGGTCTGTCTGACCTAAGACGAATTCTGAAATTGAGAAACCTCTTGGTTTTAAGTAAGCAGTTGTAACATTAGTTGAGTTAACACCGATAACTAAGTCATCTTCCTCACCAATATCAATCAAACTTACAATAGTTCCGTTATAATCTAAACCGCTTAATGTAACTACATTATTACTTATTGTATCAATTTGGATAATTCCAGGAACTGGAGTACCATCTTCCTTGATAACATATACATAATCATCAACTGCGCCCATGAAGTCTTGGTCTAATGTCAATGTACTACCACTACGGCTTTCAATCTTATAAGAAGGCTTGAACATCATAATTCCGCCGACTGACTGAACATGACCCTTAGTGAATACTGCGGTAGAGATTGTACCCGTAACATTGATATTTGTAAATGTCGCAAGGCTTGGAGTTATTGAGAATGAATCGCCCCAAATCTCAGAAGATGCACCTCTTAATTCAATATCGCCAACAGTAAGGTTACCAGTATCATCCAAAGAAATAACATCATCATTATTACTATCTCTAACCTCAAGAACATTTCCGCCAGAATCAAGAGTTTCAGGATTCCAGATGTAAACGTTATCTCCAAGACGAATGTAATCTTCAATGGTTGCGCCGACACCTAAAGTTAAGTTCTTAGCATAAACATTACCATTACTCAATAATCTAAGTGAAGGATTTACGGCTGAATCTGTGGAGTAAATTCCATTTGCATCAATATCAAATCCACCGATTGTACCGCCAGTTGCAGTAAGTTCGTCTGTAGTTACGGCGCCAGTAAATGAACCTTCAGACGCATAGATTGCACCAGAAAATGTACCTGTTCCAGTTACATGTAATGCAGTACCATCATAGTAGAGTACTGGAGTATCACCGTCATAAATGGCAAGACCGCCATTTGTAATAGTAAGACCATTTTCATCAAACTTCAATCTTGAATTATCAACGGCTGCTTCGATAGCATTGGCAGTATCGATAGTCATGTTACCGATAGTACCGCTAGTAGCGTGAATTTCACCAGTAAAGTTACCGTCAGTAGCCTTCATTGAACCGTCTTCATATACGATGAATTTGTTGTTTGCATCGAATACTCTGCGCTTTGTTTCACCTGTAACGGGATTTAAATAACCAATTCCGATATTATAAGTTCCGCCAGTAGCGTAAATATTCAAACGGTCTTTTAACCATAATGCGCCAGACGTGTCAGTTTCCATAACAGCCTGACCAGAAGTATCACGAATACGAATACCAAATACATTGTTATTAGGGTCTAATTTACCGATTTTTATTAACTCGGTATTTTCTCTCATTACACGAATATCATCTGTGCTTGAGACTTCCAAAGAATGAGTTTCATACTTATTCTTTAAGAAAAAACCCTTCCAAGTCATACCAAACTTAGCATCATTCCAAATCTGTTCTTCGCTTGTAGGTCTATAAGCGCCCGCGAGGTCAGGATTATCTAATCCATAAATACCAAAGTGGTCGAAACGGATAAACTTAGAGAGGTTAATACCACTATCTCCGCTAAGCTTGTAGTAAGCATTGATACCGCTATCGTCCCAACGGAAGGCGGTAAAGTTACCATCCATTATACTAATGTTATTAGTGTTGATGGCACCAGTAGTTAAGTATTGAGTAGCAATACCTTCGCCACGGACTGCGTTTTTCCAAGTAGTACCACCATCGGTTGAGATGAAGATACCGCCTGAAGTAATTTTTGTCTTTCTATTAGGATTACTTGTATCTGTTACTGTAATACCTGTTGAGTCAGTAACAATAGCTTCGTTCTGCGCGCTATATACGATTTGTTCGTTGAGAGCGATTGAGTTCTGAAGTGTCTCAGGGTTAAGAGTTCCAGTAGGCTCTACCATAGACGCAGCGCGAGCATATTCACCTTCAGAATACTGAAGAGATTGAGTTGTACTTGTAATTCTCTGGAACAAGTCCTCAAACTGAGTTTTATAGTTCTGAACTTTGAAAGAGTCTAATTCAGGCTGGTCAAAGTTTGAAGTAACTTCAGAAATAAGAACTTTCTCTTTGTAAGGAGTTTTAAGTCCATTTACATAAGTATATCCAAAGAACTCTGTATCTTGAACAAATGCTATATCTCCGAGATGGAAAATCTTATTCTGAAACTCTGGGAGATTACTAATACGAATTACTGAAATATCATAACTAACTTGAGGGCGCGAAGATGTGTAAGCAACTGCTTGAGCATCTAAGTAGTAAAGGTTATCATCAATATAATCTTCACTTATCCAAGTACCTTCTTGAATAAAGCGTGAATACTTTTTATAGAATCTAAGGTCGAGCGCTTTGATAAGCTCTAAGTGATTCTCTTGGAACTCTTCCTTTTCTTCGATAACATTCTGTAAAGCGGTGATAGAGTTATCGAGGTTAGTTTTCATAGTTTGATAACTAGCCAAACTTTCCTCTTGAGTTTTAATCGCTATCATCTTGGATTTTACAGAATCCTGTTCAGCATTTTGCTTAATCCAAGTAGTAGCAGCGCTCCAAGTTGATACGCCAGCGAGGTTCATCAAGTCAGCTTGGAGATTTGAGATACTCTCCTGAAGACTTGTGATTGAATCATCATAAACTGTTTGATAACTTAACTGTTTAGCCAACTCTGTGCGCTTGGCGCCAAGTAATTCGGCAACTTCATCATATTCAATATTGTACTTGTGGAGCCAATAGTAATATCCAATATCACCTGTTGAATCATACAAGTCATTATTGATGCTACCGCCATTAAGAAGTCCTTGACTTATATAATAGTCAAAATTCAATAAGAAGTTAGACCTTGGATAGTTTTCTGTACTTCTTGCGATTGTGCAGAAACCGTTAGTACCAAATTCATTATTGTTTTGTGTTACGATTGTTTTAGTAACAATCTTATCAGACTGGATTGTACGGTTAATACCTTTAAGGTCAATTCCATAAATAAATCCAATACCAGTCTGTTGACCAATTTCATTCTTAAAGCGCACGTACTTTTGTGGAGTACCATCTGAATTATAGATTGTTCTACCTGTTGAATCGTGGTTAATAATAAACTGCGCCCAACATTCAAAAGTCTGCGCGAGCGTCTGAAGTAAGTTGAAACGATTAGAACGCTTTGCATTTACAGTACGAATTTTTTCAAAGTTTTCATTGTACTGAAGGTCTAAGATTGAGGCATTATCCCAATCTGATACACTAGACCACAAATAAGTAATATCAGTTGCGCTTGTTAAACTCTGAGTTCTTGTGTGGTTGAAGTAAATATATTTAACAGCAGATACTGACTGAACATCGATGTCGCCTGGGTTAATACGAACACCTCCGGCGCCATGTACTTCCTTAAACATCTGAGCTTCTTCAAGCCAGAGATTAGCACCAGTCTGTAAGAACAAAGCAACTTTATTTTGGTAAATATCTACTCTTGTAACAGACTTTATACAAGTCATTCTCCACTCAACCCAATTATCAGTTACACCAATAAGAGATGAACTAAAATAAGTAGGGCCTTGAGGGTCGATTACTTTAAGAGCGCCCTCGTCTTTATAAGTACATACAAGAGGTGTGATACCTGTGCTTACATATGAGCCTGAAGGCGCGCTACCACTATTACTCATAGCTTTATAACGGAAAATATAAGTTTCTCCGATTGTAAGGCCGTTAGGAATATAGTTAGAAGACTGACGAATACCACCATTCCAGAAGTTTACTCCACTTGAAAGGTGCAAGTAAGATTTTGCAGTATAAGTAGCAATATCTGAAGTTGTAGCGTAAGAAGGATAAAGTTGGAAAGTAAGGTTATTATCTCCAAGCCAGTTCTCGTTACTAATGAAGTCCTTTCCATTTACAACTAAGTTATTAACTACAAGAGCATCATCCCATTCAGTAGATTGATACTTATAAATTTCATCACCTTGACTAAATGCGCCGGCCCATTGGCCAGTACCGTCAGCTCTTGCGATATAGACATTACAGTATTTACCTGTCAATACGTCTAATCTACTGATAGGCTGTTTTACAAGGCGCGCCGCCCTGTAATTTCCAGAAACTGAAGAATGATAGAAAATACGGATATAAGGATTAGAAGTATCGTTTGTAGGAGTAATTGTAAGACAATCTACACCTTGATACTGTTCTTTAGTCCATTTAACCAAGTCGGAATAACAATGTGCATTATTAACTAATTGAGAGTTTGTTTCTTTCTCATAAGTTGCCGCATAAGCAAATTGGATTTCATCATTCTTTGAAGCAAATCCAGTACTTGTCAAATAGTTAAGTATATCCTGAACCTGTTGATAGAAAATTAAGATTTTAGAGCTTGCAGGGATTGTACTTGCCTGTTGCTCAGTTTGGTCAGTAACTCCCCAACTTCTCAAAGTATTGAACTCATAAACAGGTTCTTCTTTTGTCTGTTGAACGATATCAGAAGTACCAGAATCTAACTGCCAGTCGGTTCCATCTAAAACCGTATTAGCCAATTCTATGATTGTACCAGTATTATTTTCCAATTCTGTATCAAGAGTGATTTCAAAACCATTCTTTGATAACTCGTTTATGAATACATCTGTGCAAGTATAGGTAATAGAATTGCCAGTTGAACTTTCCTGACAATTCTTAATAACGAAATCATACCATTCGCCCTTCCAATAGCACTTAACTTTACGCTCGTTTACAAGTAAGTTAAGGAAAGGGTTTTGAGTTGCTTTAAAATCAAAGCTACTATATGAAGGAGTTCTTACCTCATCACTTGTATGACCATTTACAAGAAACTCGCCCCATTTATCAACTGTAAAAGTTGTATCATCTACTGTAATTTCTTTTTCCTTAATAGTATAATACATCTTAAAAGTAAGAGTATGAGTACCATTAAGTTCTGATTTAAGTACGGGATTATAGGCGCGATATGAAGCCGTCATTTTATCTGAACCAATGACGCAAATCTTCTTCTCTTCATAGTGCGCCGGAATATCGCCTGACGCCGGAACGAGGTAGTCATCCCAAAGAGAAATTTCATATCTATCTTTCATAGTCTACCTCCATTAGTAATATAAGTAAGTATATTCGATTCCAGCACAAGCGGTATTTGATTCAAAAGTTGAACTACCAAGCGGAATCTTGAAAAATTCGCCAGCGTTGAAAAATTCATTATAAAGACTTCCCGTAGGTTCCTTATTAGAATCACAACCTTCAATTAACTCTGTGCGCGAGTTAAGGCGAATATAAGCATCAGAAGTTCTCTTACGACTAATAGCAGAGAATCCCATCGCGCCCTGACCATCATTTAATGTAATATTTCTCAAAGCGCAACCGTTACTTGTTACGGTATAATATGCCATCCAATCGGCCTCAATGTCGCCGGCATTATACAAGCTAATATAAGTTCCTGTACCGTCATAGTTGCTCTTTGTCGGTAACATACCAGATGCCTCGGCCCATTGAGGCTTGTTTAAATAGAAGAAATCATCAAACTCATCTAAGAACTTATGAACGCTCTTTGCATAAGGATAATAAGCAATAAACTGAATAGTTCCTTCACCCTTATATAAACGATAACCATTTTCATCATCAAAACAAATATAAGTAAGCTGTGGAGGTGCTTGTACCTTCACAGAATATGCCTTAAATGGTCTTTCATCAAATATAAGTTCTCCATATGCCTTGGCAGAGAAAACTTGACTCAACTTACGAAATTGAGCCTCGGTTAAACTATCATAAGCAATCTTTATTGAGAAAGGCTTATTAGTATAAAAAGAATTCCAAAATAAAAGGCCGTCTCCACCTTCAATGGGCGCAGTCTTATCTTGGAAGATTGCACCAAAGCTTTCATTGTATCTGGAGCCGTCACTCGTACGAAGTATATTTAATTCAGAAGAGTGGATTCCATTAAAAGTGAATCCACAGAAGTCAATTAACATTGTTCTGCCTCCTTTAGCTCGATTAAAATCACTCCTTTTACTCTTTATATAAGTAGCAAAATAATCAATTTTGTATAAAAAAATGGGGGATTGTGAATCCCCCACATTTTTATCTCAAGAAGTTGATTGTATTAACGTTTCTGTACTGTCCGTCATTATAAATGTCTTTCTTAATCTTTTCAGTAAGCTTATCAATATCATAGTCAGAACCAATGTTCGCGCTAATATCGATATCGAAATAATTGTCTCCACCGTTTCCTGCGCCACCGCCTGAAATCTTAGTATTCAACAAGGAAGCTAAGATGTCTTTCAATGCAAGGAAGTTTTCGGAATCCTTAGCATTAAGGATAATCTCAGGTTTTGACTTAGTACCATCGAGCCATGCCGGACCTGTGAAGTCTGCGAGGCCACCGGTCTTAAATGCATAGTAGCTATAATCGGACAAATCGTCAATTCCATACTTTCTTCTGTAATAGCTATCGTCCCAACCACTATTAACGATATCGTTGACTATTGACTGAACAGCCCAGTAATCAAATCCCTTTTCCTCAAGTCTGTCACGACGAGTCTGACCATTACCCCAACCGTTGTTAGGACCACAGATATTCATTGCGACGCCAGCCTCATCAGCAGCACTAGGTCCAGGGTTAGAAGGTGCAGGTTCTGGTTCAGGTGTAGAAACAGAAGTTGCAGCCGCAGATACAGAATTGATTGCGGCAGAAGTACCAGAGTTTGCAATAACACCATCGTTATTAGCATCTACGTTGTACTTATCCTCAGCCTCATCCAAACCTATCCAAGCTTCGTGGAACTCAGTAGCAACTTCTTCCCACCACTTTGCTTGTCCGATATTACTCAAACTCTGGAAGGCTTCAGTACTCTTTAAGAGTTCTACCATTTTAGATTTTGGACTGAGCGCGCCGTCACCGGCAGCCGCGTCACTCATAAGGGTATATACTTCTTGCCAAAGAGCGCCAGTATCTTTCATGATTTCGAGTTGCTCTTGCATTGTTTCTATCTGGCGGGCGCGTTGTTCAGCGGCAAGGTCCGCATCACTCTGCATTCTCTCGATTGCTTGGTCGACTAAGCTATCTGTATAACTTTGACGAGCATCTTCGATATCTTTTTGGAGTTTCAAGATTTCCAACTGATTTCCACCAGATGTGTCTCTCTGCAAGTAAGCCAAGCGGTTTTCCATATCAGAGATATCTTTTTCTTTCTCTGTATTGTCGCGGATTTGACGAGACAACTCAACTTGTTCGCGGAGTGAATCGAGAACTTCTGTGTTAGCTCTTTCAATAGCATCGCTAACTGCTTGGTAACTATCGATTCTCTGTTGGTAACTATTAACAACAGCTTCCATCAAACGGTCTTCGAATGAAAGGTAGGAGTCGATTGCAGCCTCTCTCAAGCTTTCGATTTCGTCTTCGATATCCCAGAGCTTGTCGCGTACTTCTTCATAACTACCTACAAGTTCTTCTAGCTTTGAGATATAAGCCTCGGCCGCCTTACCTTCTTCTTCTCTACTAGAGTCGTTTGCGATTTCCTCAAGTCCTTCCCAGTCGATTTGGATAAGTCCTGTATCAACATTATAGGATGCATATTTTGTTACGCCTAAAGAACTAAAGGAACTTCTATCGCCTTCGCTATCGGTGTACATCTGCTCGCCGACGTTCTGGATTTGACGGAGACGACCTGCGGCGAATTGCTTTTGGAGGTCAGCCTCCATACGCAAGTTATTGATTTGTGAGTAGTAGGCTTTGCGGATGTCTGAAAGGGTTGCTTTTTCTTCTTTGAGGAGTTTTTGATAGCGTCTTTCGAGAGCTTCACGTGTGCGGAGGGCCTCGTTAATTTTTTCTTGGAGATTATAAAGCTCATCATATGGGTTCTCCCAGTAGGAAGGCTTTTCGGACTTTCCGCCTCCACCTCCACCACTAGAGTCTTTCGTACTAGGCGTAAAAGAAGGAATCTCAGGTGGTGTAAATGTTGCATTACCAATTTCTGGGATAAGAACCATTCCGTCTTGTGAGTGCTGCCAAATATTATCAGCAGTTACTACTGTTTTTTCTCCAGTTATTGGGTCTACAACTTCAACTTGACCTTGAGTTCCATAAGACATAGCCTCTGTAACAGGAACTTCCTTCATTGAGACTTCTGGCGCCCAACCGAAGGCATTAAAGATTTTTGCCATTTGGTCAACGGTAAAACCAGAGGCTTCCATCAATTCCTTCAATTTTTGCATGGCCGGTGCTGCATCCAAGTCTGCACCAAATTCCAAGGTACCGGCCTCTGCCATTACTTCATTAACTTGTTCAAATATTTCACTATTAGGGTCAATTCCTAAATCTATTAACTGTGATTTTGCTAAGTTTGCTCGTAATTCAGAAACGGCATCTGTATCACCATCTACGGCCTTCTCCAACAATTCAACATTTTCTGCTGATTTGAGGAATTCATCAGAGACATCTTCGGTAAGATTGAACATCTCTTTAAGGTCTTTCTTTAATTGAGCGAAAGCCTGTAATTGTTCTGCATTTCCGTCTTCAGCTTGAATAGAACCGTCTTCTTGCTTTAACTGAATCCATTCATCGTAAGATTCGATTACGCTCTTAAAACCTTCTTGATATTTTGCATTAGCAAGTGCAAGGGCATATAAAGTAGCTTCTTCTGCTCCTTGGAGGTCATCAACTGTGCGTAAAGCAGTAACATAATTTTCGAGGTCTTCTGGGCTAATACCGTAAGCATTAGCCTCTCTAGTAGTATCTACAACTCCACCGGCAGAAGATACTCTTTCAGCTTCACCACTTTCGACATCTTCTAAAAGACCTTGTATAATTGCCTCGGACAATCCAGAATTTACTATTTGTTGTTTAAGATTTTCTGCTGCTTGTTCGTCACCGCCATTTGCTAATCCTGCAAGTTCTGCACCAGATTTTGTTTGATAGTTGTAGGCATAGGCTTGGTCTAAAGTAGCTTGGGTATCGGCCCTAACAGCAAAAGCATCCATGATTTCATTATATTTATCAAGTATTTGCTCTTCGGTTGCTGATTCAATAAAATCTTTACTAACAAAACTGTCTTTTCCAGCAAGGTTATTATAATAAGTAAGGAAATCTTTTACTTGGCCAACATCATTTTCGTCAGTGGGTAATTTACCTCTTTCTCGAATTCTTTCTACAGCTTCATTACTAGCCACTTGCTTTTCCAATGATGTTGTTGCTGTTTTCAAGTAATTTTCAACTGAAGAAGTAATTTCTTCGAGGTTTTGACCAGTATAATCATAATTACCTGTTTCAATATTGAATTGAAAATCTTTTGAAGAGACACCATACTCAATAAGTTTCTTATAACCTTCTTCTGAAAAACTGCGCCCTTGCTCACCATTCTGAATCTTTTTAACAAGACCAAGAACCGAGCCTAATTTTTCAAGGTCTATACTAGCGGCAGCATCGTTAAGTTCGATAATTTGATTCTTAAAGCTCTCCATCGCCTCTTCTGATATGCCAAATTCTTCAGCCAAATCATCCAAATCTTCAAGAGAGTTAATGCTTGCCCAGTTAAGATTATTAAGGCCTTTTACAAAATCCTTAACTTCATCGGGTTCAAGTTCACTAGTTAATCTAAGGAAAGTATGCTTAATTTTTTCTAAGCCTTCTTCACCAGAAGTAGTATAAATTGAAAATAAATTATCCGTAAAGGTTTTATAGGTACTTGCATCGAAGTCTTTAGTAACATAATCAAAGGAAGTATCTAATATATTATTAAATTTTTCACCATACTCACTTGCATCAAAATTATTTAATGCAATATCTAAAGTATTTCCAAGCCACTCATTAAAAGCCTCTTGTGTATCAAACATATACTTACCAAAATCATCATAGAGTTTGGTCCAATCAGAAGATTGTAATGTTTGAATCTGAGCCTGAGTAAGGCCTCCACCTTCCTGTTCGCTAAAAAGGGCCTGTACACTATCGTCAGCACTATTGATACTTTTTGTAAAATCTTGTACTTGACTAGAAGCTTCATTAAGAACCTTACTAGTAAGTACGTAATTTTGCATTTCAAGTTCTTCGGGTTCTTCCTCATCTGGGTTAAGACTTCTATATTCGGTATAGTCATCATAACCTCGCGCTTGAGCATAAGCATTTTTTAAGTTAATTCCAACAAGTTCTTGAACTTCTTCATTATTTTTTTCTATTACTTTACTTATATATTCATCACTTAAGAAAGTATTTGCATAGTCTTGTAAATCTTTATCTATATTGGCTTTGTTTAAAATATCGGCGCCCAAAGCGGTTCTTTCTGAACTTAAATTAACATTAGTTTGTGTAATGCCCTTCGCATAAGCTATTAAGTCCTTAGCTCCTTGGTCTCGCATAGACCACTCGGCACCATAATCCCAGCCATTTTCCTTAAAGTATTTTTCTATGACTGCTACTACCTCTTCTTCAGTCATTTCGGCTACTTGTCCCATCATATTTTGTGATGTTAGATAGTCTGCCAAAGATTTGTATGCTTGGTAATCCATTACGCCACTTTGATTACCTTTGGTTCTCATCTGTTGGTCCAAATTAAATGAATTTATTTTGGAAACAGTCGCTACGGCAGAAGCGGTAATTGCTTTATCTCTTTCTCTATTATCAATATCTTCTCTATTAGTAACCTCAAGAACACCATTGGCATTTCTTTTAACTTCAACATTATCATATGTATTCATTAACTCTAATACCGCATCGTTAAGTTCTTTTACAGCATCTCTCCATTCTTGAGTACCTTTGGTAGCATTTTCAATAGCATCAGATTTTTCATCTAAGCTATCCCAAACCTCACCTAATTTTTCATAAGCTTCCTTAGCCTCTTCTGCTGCATCTGCCGCAGCTTTAGTGGCCTCTTGAGACTTTTCAAGTTTAGTTTCTAAAGAATTATTTTTTACAAGACCACTGATTGCAACTCCTAAGGCAACAAGTGCGCTTATAATTCCGGCTATCCATCCAACAATAGGAATTGATACAATAGCGCTAGTAACTCCTTTTGCCATTAATTGTGCTTGTAATGGAAGGTATACAGACATAATCGTACCAAAAACTACTAAGCCAGTACCCAAACCTTTAATTACAGTACCCCAATTTTTTGCAGGGCCTTCCATTCCTTCCATCCAACTACCAAGAGCCACTAGAGCACCACCAGCGACAACAGCGGCAGCTGAAAAATTTCTTAAAGCGCCAGTATTAGCAGTAATCAATCCACTCTCATCTTCCAATGTAATGCCAAAATCAGCAGCATTTTTATTGGTAACCTGAATAGTCTGACCACATTCACGCAAAGCAGTATTGAGTTGGTCAACTGTTAATGTACCTTCATCCAATCCATTTCCGACTGTATCATAAAATCTATCGAGTGCGCCTTGTGGTACATTAAAATTCCAATCACTATTATTGAAAAAACTATCAAAAAATTGTTGGTTACTAGCTGTATTTATAACAGCTGTTTTTGTTGGGTTAAAATACTTGAATAACTCTCCTGAGATTCCCTTAATTTGACCTCCTAAACTCTTTTCAAGTGCATTACCAAAACCGCCATTCTGACCAAAAGCAACAATTTTATCTGATAAATTTGTATAAAAGTTTTTAGCAAAATTTAATCCGCCCTTTCCGCCCTGTACACCAGCGGCCTGTGTCAAACCACTAAATAATTTACCGATTTCTGTTCCGCCAAATATTTTTTGACCAACCTTAAAACCAGTAAAGGCTGCAAGAAAAGTGGTAATCATTTTTACGCCAGCATTTTTACCAGAAACAAGCTTTATTAAATCATTTATTTTTGTAATTAGTAATGTAAGTAAATCTACAGCGCCTTTAATAACATCACTATTAGTTAAACCAAGTATAAATTCATCCCAAGCATTTTTCAAACGAGCGAGTTTTGTTTGTAATGATTCAAGGGTTTTTCCATACTGCTCCTCAGATGCGCCATTTGCATTGTTGGCGGCCTCAACAAGTTCCATGGTTCTTTTATAGTCACTCATCAAAGCGATGAAACGAGACTGTTGTCTTGAACCAGCGGCCATAGTGGCGATATATCTCTGTTGAACTTGGTCTAAGCTATCCCACTTTTCTGCAAGTTCGATAAAAATATCATCAAGACCTTCTGCGCCAGTCAAATATTCATTTAAGTTAATACCTGCACTTCTTAATGCGGTAGAAACTTTGTTTACATCAATTTCTTCGCCTTCTTCGTCAGTTCCTAACAACTCTCCCTTGCTATATAACTTTTTAACTTCGGAGAATCTTGCAACTACCGTTTTAAGCGCAGTACCTGCGGTTTCCGCGGACTCACGCGTACTTTCAATAATCTGCGCAAGAAAGGCCGCAGTAGTCTCAAATTCCATGTTAGCATTGTGAGCCAATGATGCAACCTTTGTCATAGCGGTAGAAATTTCATCCGTATCTGACGCAGTAATAGCGGCAAGCTTGGAGTAAACATCATTAACTCTTTGCGCGCTCATCTTATCCAATTCCATGTTGAATCCACGAAGGGCATTCGTCATACGGTCAGACGCGGTAGCGGCGTCAAGGCCTGCAATACGTGCCATTTTCAAGGTTTCATTAGAGATTGCTATAACCTCATTAGTCTTCAAACCTTGCTGATAGAAGATTGTAGCAGCTTCATAAGCACTATGAATGGATACACCCAATTCATTAGCACGTTGTGTATACTCAGGCAACTGAGACCACATATCACCAACATCAAAGTTAGTAACTACCGCGGTCTCGGTCATTACAGCATCTAAGTCTTTTACGGTATCATAAGCCGAACGAATTGCTCTTTTAAATAAGTTAATAGCATTGCTTAATCCAAAGAAATAAGCGGCCTTACCCTTAAAATGCTCTAATTCAGAATTAAGTTGTTGAGATTGTGTCGCAGCTCCTTTTGATTCATTAGCAAATTTTTTTACACTTTCTGCGCCCTGTTCCATGGCGCCTTGAATATTATCAATTTCCTTCTCGGTATCTGCTAAAATTTGCTGCGTCCTTTGTTCCTTAGCATCAAATTCGGCTTGTGCTTGATTATGAGCCTTTGAAGCAGCATCATAATCTTTCATTGCTGTTGTTAAAGCATCAAAATCTGCTTTAAACTGTTTCCAAGTCTTGTCTTTATCAAAATCCACACCATTGTTTGTGGCTTTTGTCATCATTCCTTTGAGGGTATTAAGTGCTCGAGTAGTACCTTGAATGTCGCCATTTTTAAAAGCATATATAGCATTTTCCCATGAGGCTACATTCTTAGTTCCCTTGCCGCGCTTTTGCCCTATTTTATCAAGTGAATCAGAGGCTTTTGACATCTCATTGGCAAAACCTTTAAGCTTTTTATTTAAATCATCTAATTCTTTGCCAAGTTTTTCAAATTCAGAAGTATCTGCTTGTAAGGTTATTTTGCCATCTGCTTTAAGAATTTTTAATTTAGTGATGATTCTATCGTAAGAATTTACGATTTGGTCCATCGCATTCGTATAATTTGTTACATCGCCCTTATTCTTAAAACCAGAGGCCATTGCAGCATTAGCCTTGTCAGCTTGTTTCTGTATATTATTAAAAAGTTTATTAAATTCAGATTCAAGCCCCGGACCTAATGCAAGCTTACCAAGGTCTTCTTTGATTTGGTCAATGCCTTTTAAAACATCTCTTACGTCAAATACACCTTTAAAATTAAATGTATTATTTGCCATTTTTCTCCCTCCAATAAAATAATCGGCCCTAACTAAAGTTAAAGCCGATTACTATTATAGGTCACTATCAATATCATCACTTAATATAACAAAATCAGTTACATAAGTGTTTCCTCTAGACCCC